CGCTTAGACGCCATGCTGACCGAGATACGCGAAACGATGGTGTACCGTAGCCCACCGGAATTATCTGGACTGTGGGGTAAGTTCGAAGAAATGTGGCAGACGATCGTTGCCGAGCAAGAAGCGGCGCACGCAGAAGAGCTTAAACTGATTCAGATGGCGAGATGGCGACGCAGAAGAAAAATAGCGGAACTAAGAGCCAAAGCAACTTGGATTTCAGCAGTCGTTTTCGTAGTGCTGTGGGCGGTGGGTCTGATGTGGCTAACGACAAGAAGCGCGACAATGAAGACGTCCCTTGGGGCTTACTGATTACCGTCATGGCGGTGCTGCTGACCTTCTTCGTCGTCATGCCCGTATTAGCGTTCATGTATTACGACATGTACTACGCCACCCAGGCGGCGATGACCGAAGTCAAAAAGATGAAACAACTGCGGCGTGAAATACAGGAAGAACGACTTTACGGAAGGTAGACCATGCTAACACTCATCTCAACCATCGGCGGCTACATCGTCGCGTTGTTCCCCCGCCTGTTCGACATCCTGCAAGACCGTGCGGACAAGAAGCACGAACTAGACATCCTGCACATGCAGATGCGTCAACAGCTCGCGTTAACCGAAAAGGGTTACTCGCCTTCGGATAAGACCGAAGAGGTGCGCGAGAACGACGAGCAGGATCACCAGCAGTACATGGCGCAGACCGCCGCGATCTACAGCAACCAAGAGAAGATGCTCGAGTCGTCCTCCCAGTGGGTCAAGGACATGACCGCAGCCACGCGTCCGTTCGTTACCTTCATCTTCGTGTTCGAGCTGGTGCTGATCAACTTGCTGACCATGCTCTGGATATTCGTCCACGGCGACAAGGTCACGTCGATCGGCGAGTTCATCCAGATCATGGAGATCGTCTTTGACGCCGACGAGATGGCGCTACTGGGCACCATCATCGCTATGTGGTTCGGCAGCCGTGGCAACAGCAAGGCAGGTAAATGAAGCTGCCCGAGGCAACGATTGCGATGATCAAACACCATGAGGGTGTTCGATACAAGCCTTACAAGTGCCCGGCGAAGTTGTGGACGATCGGGGTAGGCCATGTGCTGTACCCCGAGCAGGGTAAACTGCCCGTCGATCAGCGCGACAAGTTCGCACTAAAGATAGAGGACTTCCGTGTATTTAGCAAAGAAGAAGTTGATTCGATCCTTGCGAAAGACCTACAGCGTTTTGTCACTGGCGTTCTTCGCTACTGCCCTGACCATCTTAACGATAATCGCTTGGGAGCGTTGGTCAGCTTTGCGTTCAATGTTGGGCTAGGCACCCTGCAACGCTCGACCCTGCGCCAGAAGCACAACCGAGGCGACTTCCAAGGCGTCAAGGAAGAGTTTCTGAAGTTCACCAAAGGCGGCGGCAAGGTGTTGCCGGGCTTGATCAAGCGACGCAACGACGAGATCGCGCTTTACTTCATGGAGCCTAAGTGAACCCGTGGTTGATTCTAGCCGCCGTGTTGGCCGTGGGCGCTGCAGGCGGCGCTGGCTACGTCAAGGGGCGCGGTGACGGTCAGGCAAAGGTGCAGGCAGCCTGGGATGCCGAGCGCATCCAGCAGCAGGAGGCGCACAATCAGGCGCTGCGGGAGTCGATTGAGAAACAGCAGGCGCTGCAGTTGGGCGCCGACCAACTAAGACAGGAGGCCGATCGTGAGAAACGTGAGCTGGCTGCTCGCAATACTGCCCTTACTAACAGCCTGCGCAACAGGCCGGAGCGGCCCACCACCGAAGTCGGTGCCGTGCGCAATGCCGCCGGTGCTGGATCAGGCGGTTGTACCCCAAGAGAGCTTTACCGACAGGATAGCGAAGTGGTTGTCGGACTCGCCAGAGAAGCCGACGAAGTCCTCATCGCGTTGAAACAATGTTATGCCCAGTACGACGCCGTCCGCCTCAAACTAGGCGGCGGCGCAACTGCTGGCAAATGACGCGGTCACGCGTCGTCATCCAGACTGTCGTGTCCTTCGTCGTGCATTCAGCCGGTGTCGGCCCCTTGGGTTCGGGCAAGCCGATGGCAAGAAAAGTAAACGTGGCCACCGCGATGGCCGCGTAGTACACCACCACAAGGTCTTTCATATCCGTAGCAGCCTCCCAAGCAGTTTGGTCACCGGCGACTCTTGGTACGGCTGGATGCCTAGCATCACGTCTTGCACGAACCGCTCTTCGGGCGTCGCAGGCTTCTGATAAAACTGCGGCGTGTAATGCGAACCGATTTTAGGCGGGTCTTCCTTGATAAAGTAACCATCACGAAGCATCGTCTTTCCTCCTATCTTCATTTGCACGGCGCGCGTTGACTGCTTTCTTTTTTATTAACGCTGCCTCTTCCTTAGTATAAACAGGTTCTGCGCCGTTGGCCGTTGCTTTTAGCCACACCTCGGCGGTGTAGGCGCCTGCTCCGCACGCCTTGCACTTGCGCTGGCGTCGCAGGCCACCGGCCATCTTGATGACGTTGACGACGTAGGTGCGTTCACTGCACTGCATACATTTCATGGTCGTACCGCCTTGGCCATGATCTCGATCCGCTCCCGTGCGTCACGCAGGGCGCAGTACCGCTGGTGCAGGCGCTGCAGGATCGAGCTGCGGCGCTCGGTCATGGACTCATGCGTCAACAGCGCGAACACCTCCTCCTCGGTCAGGGTGGGCAGTTTGTCATTTAGACTGCGCCAGCTTAGTTTTTTCATCTTCAACCTTTTGTTCAATTTCCACTACCTTGTCAACTGCACGCATCCAAGCGCGCGCCATTTGGTTGTACTGCCTAGTAACCTGGCGCTCTTCGGTCTGCGCGGCCTTGAGTTGGGCTTTCCAGTAATCAATTCTTTTCACGTTGTTCGGCCTCCAGTTCGCGCAGGTCGTTGGCGACGTCCGACACGCCATGCCAGTCGCTGCGGGCGATCATGACGTGCAGATAGTCGATCAGAATCTCGCGCTGTGTTTCGTATTTAGTAAAGTCAGTCATCGTATTGGCTCCATTTTAGGTTGTGCTGCGGTTAAAGTTGATCGAGTAAATTGTGTTAACGGCATGATGCGCTGGCTGCCGTCGGCCATCTCGATGTGCGCAAACCCTTGCGCGGACGACCAGCAGCCGTAGTAGGCACGCTGGCGACCGTCGATGTCGAACATCAGCAACCGGCCCCGGCAGGCGTCAACGCGGTCTTGCGTTAACACGGTCTGCACGCTAATGTCGTTGGTGTAGGTTAGGTACCCAGGCTCGGCGGCGACGGGCGCTGCCAGTAGTAGTAAGAGTAACTTCTTCATTTCAACGCCTCCATCGCTATGTCTGAGATTGCTCGTTTGTCATGCAGGGCGGCCCAGATTTTCTCGTCGACCGTTTTCTGTGCCATAAGGATATACACCCATACCTCTCGCAATTGCCCGGAACGATGCAGACGTCCGACGGTCTGCTCGTACAGCTCAAGGGACCACGGTAGGGATATAAAAGCAATGCAGCTTCCTCCGTGCTGTAGGTTGAGTCCGTGTCCCGCGCTTTTCGGGTGAATGGCCATAAGCTCGACCAACCCATTATTCCAACGCGCCGCCGCGTCAACGTCATCCAGCGTCTGAACCTGCGGATAGCGACGCTTAATCTCTGCCAACTCTTCCTGAAACTGATAGACCAATAAGGTGTTCGCACGTTGGTTCTCCTGTAGTAGTTCATCCAACCGATCAAACTTGTGACTGCTAAACCAGACCGCCGTCTTGCTCGAGGTAAACTTACCTGGCACGGCAGATGCGGTGCGCTGGCTGTCGTACGCAAAGCCAGAAGCCATCTGCTGCAGTTTGCTGGTGACCGCTGCAGCGTTTGCCGCCAGTATCTCAGCGGTCGGGAACTGCACCACGAAGTCTTTCTTCATCTTCTCGTATGGTGCGCGGTCGTCTAGTTCACACCGCAGCTCAACGACGTGGCAGGGCGGCAGCTTGTCCTTGTAGTCGCCCGGCTCCAGCAAATACGTCGCAGGCTTGATGCGCTCCATGACTAACTGCAATGCGCCTGGGCGCGGCGTCCACTCGCCGAAGTCGCGGTTCATACATACAAAGTATTGTTGCAAGAAGGCGCCTTTGGCACGGCCTAAGAGCTTCTCGTCGACGATCTTGCACTGCCCGAACACGTCCTCTAAGCCGTTGCTGGTGAACGATCCGGTCAGACCCCAGCGAATCTTGAACTGGTCGATGACCTTGTGCAGCGCCTTAAAGCGTGCGCCGGAGGGATTCTTGAGCTTGGTCAGCTCGTCAAACACGATCGCATCAAAGTCGGACAGGTCTTGCTCGGCCAGCCAGCCGATGTTGTCGTAGTTGATAATGATGATCGGCACAAAAGAATTTAACGCTGCCGTGCGATCCTTTGGGCTGCCCACGGCCACGCGGTAATCCAAGTCTGGCGCCCATTTCGGGGCCTCAATCGGCCAGACATCCGTGCAGACACGTTTGGGCGCCAAGACTAGAAAACGACGGGCGTAACCGTCTTCGATCATCGCCTGCATGGCGGTCAGCGTGATCGCGGTCTTGCCAGCGCCCACGGGTGCTAAGATCATCGCCCGATCGCGCTCGTACAGGAAGTCAGCCGCTTCCTCCTGATAAGGTCTAAGCTGCATCTTTGCCCCATCTATTGGCGTGTTTTCTCATCTCGGCCATGTGTTCTGGTGTGCGTCGCCCTCCGGCTAATTCTCCAGTGTCAACGACTTTTTCGTGCGTTGTGAATCGTATTTTGCAGCCATCGCAAATGTGCCGCCGCCTAACATGCGATTTAAGTTGGCGTGTGTCCATCACCGTCGACCGAGAATTACAATTAGGACATTTCATCTCTGTTTAATCCACTCATCGATTTGCTCCTTTGACCATAAACAGGCGTAGTTTTGTTTTAGCAACAGTACGTCGTTGCGGAATATTTTTTGTAACTCTGACAATCGTCCGGCTTTGGTTTTCAATTCGACAAACCACGTTGACCCATCAGGCAGACAAGCGATGCGGTCACTCACACCGCGCTGCGTTGGCGACTTAAACTTGTACGTTCTGCCGCCAGCGCGCTCGACTGTCCAAACGAAGTACTTCTCAATTTCTTTTTCTAACATGGCGCAAATATAAAGGCTAAAAAAGTATTTGACAAGGATTATTTTACGGACTACAGTCGAGGCTCAAACACTAAACGGAGGTACAGTGCAACACTCATCTATCGTCGGCGGCTCCACCGCCAAACGCGTCATCAACTGCCCGGCGTCGGTCGCTCTGTGCGCCAAGATGCCGCCCAAGCCCTCTAACGAACACGCCGATCGTGGCACGCTCCTGCACAATGTGATCGCTGAGTTGCTGGAGTTCGACAAGAAGCCCGAGCAGTGCATCGGCGCCACATACAAAGATCAGGTACTCACACAGGAGCTAATCGATGAGAAAATTATTCCCGCTCTCGCGGCCCTCGATGAAATTGATCCAGAAAAGCGAATGGAGTACATGGTTGAGACTCGCGTTGGCTTTGGTGATTTTCTACCTGATGTTTTCGGCAGCACTGATCTGCTTGGCCGCCGTGATAACCGTGCATTCGTTATCGATTGGAAGTTCGGTGACGGGGTAGTCGTTGACGCCGTTGAGAATCCGCAGTTGCTGTTCTACGCAGCCGCTGCCATGCGTACCGAAGCCGCCAAGTGGGTGTTCGAAGGTGCTGACGAGATCGAGTGCATCATCGTGCAGCCACCGATGATTAAACGCTGGGTGACGACGTTTGAGCGTGTGCGTGAGTTTGAGCAAGAGCTGCTGTACGCTGTGCGACTGTCCTCTTGGCCAGAACCACCGATGCAGACCGGCGACCATTGCCGCTGGTGTGCAGCCAAGCCGATCTGCCCGCAGATGACTGGCGCAGTTGAGCGCGCGTTGAAGGTGCAACTGGTGAACCTGCCTGCTGAGCAGATCAGTCAACAGCTACAGCAGGCGGACGCGATCGAGGACTATCTGCGTGACCTGCGTGCGTTAGCGTTTCAGATGCTTGAAAACGGACACCCGGTGCCAGGTTACAAACTAGTCGCCAAACGTGCGACGCGTCAGTGGGTAGACGAAGCAAAGATCGAAGCATGGGTCGACGCGAATGCTATTGAAGGCGCGTACGAGCCGGTAAAAATAAAGTCGCCTGCACAGCTCGAGAAGACGCTGAAAAAGGCTAAAATCGAATTTCCCGCTGAGATGGTCGTTGCTATCTCTTCGGGCGATACGTTGGCACCGGACTCTGATCCGAGGCCAGCGGTGTTGCAAATCGGGAAGCAGTTAACTGCAGCCCTCTCTAAACTTCAATAAGGAAATAGTCATGTCCAATATCGTAACCTTCAAAGGCGCTAACCTGCCTGCAGTATCTACCCTCTCTACCGCACTGCGTGCGCTCGAGACTGAAGTCGGCCCAGCTGGCGCGGTCATCCTTAAAATGGATAAGACCGGTCACTGGGTGTTTGGTGCAGACCAAACCGAAGTCGAAGCCGATTCGACTTGGGCCATCAATCCGTTTTCTTTCGTGCATGGTTACATCGCATGGGGTGACGGTGAGGTCTTGGGTGAGAAGATGGCGCCGGTCACCGATCCTCTGCCTGAAATTGACGTCGCTCCCGGCGGCGCTAAGAATGGATGGCAAAAGCAGGTCGGCATGTCGTTGAAGTGCGTCTCTGGCGAAGACCAAGGGATGGAAGCACGCTACACCGTCACGTCAGTGGGCGGCAAGAGTGCGGTCAATACGCTTGCAGTGGCTATTGCGCAGCAAGTTGAGAAAGACCAAAGCAAGCCGGTGCCGATCGTGCGTCTGAAGAAAGACCACTATCAGCACAAGTCGTACGGTCGCATCTACACGCCAGTGTTCGAGCTGGTGACGTGGGTCGGCATGGACGGCGAGCGCGATGAAGCGCCTGCAGAAGAAGCAGCGCCTGCTGCCGAGGCTGCACCAGCACGTCGTCGTCGCGGTTAAGTAACACGGGCCCAAAGCGGATGCCGGAAGCTGGAACGCACCACCAGCATGAGAAAGCCGGACGCAGCGAGTAGGCCCACCCTTTCTATGGCTCTGGTCATTTTGATGTCAGGTACCCTTGGTCGGATCTGCCTGACAGCGGTCGAATGACCGGAGCCACCCTCTCTCATGACTATGTCTATTCTCTGGATTGACTTCGAAACTCGGTCGAGGTGCGACCTCACCACTCGAGGAGTCTATAACTATGCGCAAGACGGAACCACCGATGTACTTTGCATGTCCTACGCGTTTGACGACGACGAGGTTGTTACCTGGACTCCCGACATGCCATTTCCCGATGCTGTTCGCCAGCACACGGGGCAGATACGCGCTCACAATGCGGCGTTCGAGCGACTCATATTCTGGTACGTTTTACAGTGTGACTTTCAACTCGAGCAGTTCTACTGCACCGCTACTCAAGCGCGTGCTAACTGCCTACCGGGCAGCCTTGAAGATGTCGGACGCGCCATCAGCAGCAACATGCGCAAGGATCATCGAGGATCGCAACTTATTAGACTTCTATCAGTACCTCGTGCTGACGGCACCTTCAATAATGACCCGGCCTTGATGGCCGAGATGATCGCGTATTGCGAGCAGGACGTTCGCGCCATGCGTGCCATTTCCAAGGCCATGCGCGACCTGTCAGACGACGAGCTTGCCGACTACCATGTCAACGAGCGGATTAATGATAAAGGCGTGTTGCTTGACCTGCCGCTCTCGCAGGCCGCGATCAGCTACGCGTCGCAAGAGACGGACGACATCGAGCGGATCGTCGCCGAAGTGACCGAGGGTGCAATCGCCTCCGTGCGTAGCCCGCGTATGCGTGAGTGGGTGTTGGAGCGTGTGGGGCCGCAGGCGAAAGAGATGATGGTGGTCTACAAAGACGGCGAAAAGAAGTACAGTATCGATAAGGCTGTTCGCGCTAATTTGCTTAACTTTGCAGAGGAAAACCCCGATGAGATTCCGGCCAATGTTGCGGACGTCATTCAATGTGCGGACGACCTCTGGGCGTCTTCGGTCGCAAAGTTCAGCCGCCTTGCAGCTCTCGCGGATGTTGAAGACCATCGCGTACGGGGCGCATTCGTTTTCGCTGGTGGATCAGCCACTGGCCGCGCCAGCTCCTACGGCGCCCAAGTTCACAACTTCACTCGTAAGTGCGCCAAAGAACCCGACGCAGTACGCCACGCTATGGTGCGAGGCCACAGCGTCATCCCAAGATTTGGAAAACGCATTACAGATGTTCTCCGGGGAATGCTCCGGCCCGCACTAATCCCTGCGCCCGGACATTCCTTCGTCGTCGCCGACTGGTCAGCCATCGAGGCACGCGTCACGCCTTGGGCGTCCGCTGACCCGCAGGCCGAGTCGGTGTTGGACGTGTTCCGCCAAGGTCGTGACATCTATAAACGTGAGGCCGCAGGCATCTACCGGATGCCCGAGGAGGACATCGGCGACGAGTCCGAGGAGCGCCAGATCGGCAAGGTCGCGATCCTGTCGCTCGGTTTCGGTGGCTCGGTCGGTGCGTTCTCGGCGATGGGCCGCAACTACGGCATCGTGCTGCCCGAGTCGGATTCCCGCCGGATCGTTGACGCATGGCGTCGCGCTAATCCGTGGGCGGTGCGCTACTGGGGCAAGCTCGAGGAGGCGTACACACGCGCGCTACGCAACCCGGGGCGCGAGTTCCCGGTCGGGCGCATCACCTACATGTACGACGGTCAGCACCTGTGGTACGCGCTGCCGTCAGGGCGCATCCTATGCTATCCATTTGCTAAGTTTGAGGGCGACGAGATCACCTACGTCAAGGCGGCATGGAAGCCTGCAGCGGATGCGAAGGAATGGCCGCGAGCGCGCTTGTGGCGGGGACTCGCCTGTGAGAATATAACGCAGGCAATCGCGCACGACTTGCTGCGGCATTCTTTACGCCAACTTCCCGAAACAGTCCTACACGTTCATGATGAGATCGTCCTCGAGGCCGCTGACCCTGAAGCATCTAAGCAGCGGCTAGTCGAGGTCATGTGTACGGCGCCTGCATGGGCGCAAGGGTTGCCGTTGAAGGCAGGCGTTAAAGTAATGGAGCGGTATGGGAAGTAGTTGCCAAAATAAAAAAGCCGCCTGGCGGGGCGGCTCAACCAAATGGAGGGGTCACTTGGAATTTCTTGATTATTACACAAAACTCGCGCCGGAAGGCGAGACGGCGCTCATTGTGCGCCAAAAGCCACAACTAAAAGACGGTGAGCTGCAGTTCCACGCCGATGGCGCGATCAAATGCACTTGGCCTGCTGCGCTGCCGGACGCGCGCAAGATCAAGCCTGATCAGGCATGGTACGGCAACACGGCGTCGTTTATCGTCGACCGCTTCACCGAGGGCAAACCGTCGGCCAGTGCCGCTAACTGCGAGTACGTCTTGGTCATGGTGCTGGACGACGTGGGCGACCCGATCAAGGCGCCGAAGACGCCGCAACTGCCGCCGACATGGATCATCGAGACGTCCGCCGGATCGTTCCAGTGGGGCTACACGTTCAGCCTAGACGATCAGCCAACCAAGGCCGAGTACGCTGCAGCCATCAAAGCAATCGCTGACGCGGGCTACACCGACCCAGGCGCTTGCAATGCCGTGCGCAACTTCCGCCTGCCGGGGTCGATCAATCTAAAGCCCGGACGCGACCGGTTTGCCGCGCAGCTAGTCGAGTTCCACCCCGACCGCGAGTACAGTCTGACCGAGATATGCGACGCGCTTGGCGTGACACCTGCGCCTGCCGAGTCGCTTGGTGTGCGCCCGATCCGTTTGTCGGATGATGGCGCTGACGACGTGATGGCGTGGCTCTCGGGTCAGGGGCTATTGCTGTCGCTACCGAATCCTGCAGGCTGGGCAGGCGTCATCTGCCCGAACAGTGCCGAGCATACCGATGGCAACCCGGAAGGGCGCTATAGCCCGGCTACGCGTTCCTACTGCTGCCTGCACAGCCACTGCATCGACTTAGACTCCAACGTGTTCTTGGATTGGGTTGCGGCCAACGGCGGCCCAAAGCACGCGCCTGGGCTGCGTGACGAGCTGCTCGCGCAGACGATGAGCCACACGCTGTCGCAGCTGACGCCCACCGAAGCGTTCCCCGACGCTGCAGCGCAAGTAATCGCCGATGTTGAGAAGAAGCAGCGCGACCGTGTCGAAAAGGCCGACTGGTATACCCGCTATGCGTATATCGAGTCCGAGGATGCGTACTTCGACCTGCATG